TTATAATACTATTGATTCTATTGGGTTTCAGCCATAAAAAAACCCCATCATAAAAATGACAGGGTTAAACCAAAACTAAAAAACAAACTATCTTTTTGACCTTTCGTATTCAATTAGCTTATCAGCAAACATATCTACAAACAGTTCATTATACTTTAATTTTTCTAAGTTCATAGCATTTAATATATGGTGTATTAATTCGTGGTAGAAGATTTGTTCCTTACTTCTTTTATTTACTTTCTTACCGCCATACTCATCACATAAAGTAATTATATTTAAAGTGAAGTCAGCTTCCCCCATACATTTATTATCCTTGCAATAATCATTATCAATTATTACTTCAATGGTCTTACCATTTAATTTAAATTTTTCAGGTATTAATATTGAGCCGTTCATCCTTTATAAATTATTCCGTTATAATAACATTCTCCATTAAGTATTAAAGTAGGTTGAGCAAAAAATCCCGTCTTTGTAAATACAACCTCAATGAATCCCTGCTGCCAGTCTGCAGTTTTCCCAGTAGGGAAAAACTCTACCTCTTTAGTTAAACGAGTGCAACCACTTTCAAGCCATACATACGGATTCTTTCTATTTGTTAAATACTTAGAATTTAATCGGTGTGTATGACCAGTGCTACCACTACCCATATATTCAAAAATATTTTTTTCTGCTGCAGTTTTATTTAAACTTAATCCGTGTGTAATATCGAAAATATTAAATAAATTATAAACATCGCTTTCATCATAAATAAAGCCATCGCTTTGCTTCAAATCTAGCATTTCATTATACTTAGTACTATTATAATTCTTATAAAGTACCGCTAATCTTGCTAACTGCTTATCTCCTAAGTTATATGGATTTGTTATTCTTTCATCGTGGTTACCTAATCTTACCCTAATCTTAGCATCCGTACTTAATCGTAAAGGCTTGAGTATCTGCTCTTTAGTATATTCAATCTCTCCAACTTCGGTATATCCTTTTAGTATGCCCTCCTGGTAAAGTTTCTGACTATGCTTTGATATGTAAGGCATATCGGTTACATCTCCATTAATAATTACCTCATCAAATTTATTATGTTGTAGCACTTGATTAATACATCTTAAGGCTGAAAGGTCGGCTAACCATCCGTGGCAGTCGCTAAAAATCAAAACCTTATAAAGTTGTTTGTCAAATAACTGTTTCTGTTGCCACCATTCCGTTTGTGTTTTATTGAATCTTGGGCGCATAAGTTTTATTTCGTGAAATATAGTTTTGATTCGGTTGCTCTACGTATTGTTAAACCTTTTAATGATTTACCACCTGCTTTATCCCATCTCATAAATTCCGCTTCAATACTTTCATCGTTAGGATTTGCTTTTACTTTTTTAAATAACGTGCTTCTGGTTAATGCTGCACTACCGCAATTATATTGAAATAATAATAAAGCATCAAATTGATTCTGTGTAACTATTATTTTACCTAGTTCTTTATTTAGGTATTTCGCTTTCTTATCAACCTCATTTTTTAATAATGCTTCCGCTTCTGCAAGGCTTATTTTACTGCCCATTATTATAGAATTGCCTTTTAAATCCATTACACTACCATACCCAATAGTTACGACATTTGCCGGACATCTATAAGCATCTAATTTACAACCTTCAAATAACTTTAATAATCTATAAAATTCATTTGATGGTGTCATATATCTAGTATTTTTATAAGTTTAATTAAATAGGGTATTGAGAATCCTATTAATAATGCAATCAGCCAATAAATAACTTTATTCTTTCTGCCTACCTTACTGGTTAAATCCTCATTAGACTTCTGAATAGAAGTAGTAACTTTTGTTAAAGAATCAAACCTTGCATTTAAGATAGTTAATTTAGCAGTTGATTCTATTGACTTAGTTATATAAACTGTTTTGTACGGTAATTTTACGTACACTTTTTTTTCTACAATTACTGTATTTATTACACTTGTATCAAAGTGAGGGTAAATTACCTCGATTGTTGTATCAAAGTAAGTGATGATTGTATCAACTTTAACAACATTGCAAGGGAATGAATCTAAGGCGATTTTAGCCACTATTTCAGGATAGCTGCCCAATGCCTTATTAACTTGTTTAACCGCCTTATTTTGAGTGTAGCAGCCTCCTAATAAGAAAGCTGCTACTAATATCTTATAACCCCTTAACATCGTGGTCTTTTGAGTATAGACCTAATAATACTACTCCGATAGCAGCTACTAATTGTAAACCGCTTTTGCCTGTGAAAGCACCTTGATTATATGCCTCTAATAAAGCATCAACTATGAAAGGTACACCTGCCAATAATCCGGCAATACTTGTCTTAAAGTTTTTCATTTTTATCATCTTTTAAAAGTTTAAAAAGTGTGTAAGCTATTGATAATACTAATAATGTAATGCGTAGATAAGTTTCTACATTCGATAATGATACCGAAAGCGCAAAAGCATTTAAAACATATATTTTAGAATCGTGCCAGTTCATTAGTCTTGTTTTACAAATCGTGGATATTGACTAATGATATACTCATCTATCGGAGCATTGCTAATCCCCCAAACTGCAACTACAGAAGCAGGTATATAGCAATTAAAATCAGCTAACTGGTTGTTGTTTTTACCTCTTAATGTTACATAGGTATTACAACCTTCTCCGTTGCTTGAAAGGTTGTTAGCAGTCCAACTTAATGACCAAGCAGATTCTCCTTGATAGTTAACTATAACTGGCTTTATTAAGATGCCACCCTTTTGATAGTAGATGGTATCGTTTCCAATTATAGCAGTATCGCTAGAATTTCTAAACATTTGCGCTTTTGTTGACAAACTAGCCAACACTAAAACTGATAGGATTATTTTTTTCATATTACTTTTTTATTTCTTTAGGCTTTGTTGCTATTAATTCATATTTACTTAATGCTTCAAGTACATAATTTGAAGCTGTTTTTGAATCTAATTGCTTTTGGATGATTGCAATTACATTTTTAAAGACGGTTGTGTCAAATTTAACTATTAAGCTATCTCCTGCGTTTTGACTAAATGCTGCTGACATACCTAATGCCATTACTAGGGTTGTGATTGTTTTTTTCATATTATTTGTTTTCTAATGTTTCTATTCTTTTAATTAATGCTTCATTTTTAGCTGATAGTTCTTTTATTTGTGCTGAAAGTTCTTTGATTGCGTTTACCATTGTAACATATATTCCATCACTTTCAAGTCCTAATTTATCGCTTCCGTTACCTATTGGTCTAACTATATCGGGCATAATAGGTTGAACATCTTGAGCAACAAAACCGTATTTTAAACTAGACTTTGCAGTATCTGAATTGTAATAAAATGTCTTAGGTTGTAATTGTAATATTTCAGTTAAACCATACGAAAGCGGTTCAATAGAATTTTTTAAACTACTATCTGAAGGGTTAGTATTAGTAAGTGTTCCGCTATTTGAATAAACTGTTCCTGTGCCTAAATTATTAATTGTAACTGCTCCACTACCATTTATACTCATTCTTGTAACAGTAGCAGAACCCTTTGTACTATTAAAAGCGTAATCTCCATAAACAACATTAGTTCCTTCATAACTATTAAATGTAGTTATGCCACCTCCTGCTTGTATTGAGAATCCTTGACTAGGTTCTTCAGACCTTGTTATATTAAATTGTGCAGCAGAAGCACTACCATTAATTGTTAACTTATTTGCAGGACTTGTAGTTCCTATTCCTACATTGCCTATTGGAGATATAGTCATTGCAGTAACATTAGAGCCACCGCTATTAACCACTCTAAATTGCATTCCTGTAGAGTAATCGCTATTGTATGTATTACCAAAATAAATACCCGCATTACCACCCGATGCACTTAATCCATAAGTTAATGAATTAAGATATGAAATAGTTGGTGATGTACCACTACCACCCGATGGTAAATAAAACCCAGTATTTGCCGTTACACTACTATAGAATGTAGCTGCTCCACTTGAAGAATTAATTGTTAATCCATATCCACTTGAATTACCTAAAGCTATAGATGTACTTGCCCCACCATTAATAGCAGCAGCACTTCCAATATATCCTATTGTACTTCCATTATTATTAAATTGTAAATATGTACTTGTACCTCCTGCAACTCCATTAATTATTTGATATGAATTTGTTTGTAATGAACTAGAGAATGTAGCTGCTCCTGTAGAGGCTAATGTTAAAGCTGTAGTAAGTGATGGATTAAAAGTTATAGAACTACCACCTGTTGATATACCTAAAGAACCTGTTGCTTGATAAATTGTATTGCCTACATCATTGCCACTAATTCTCAACCCATATAAATAAGAATAAGCACTTGTAGTTATTGATAAAGCAGTTAAATTCCCACTAAACCTTCCTGTACCATTAACATCTAACTTGTAGCCTGCATCTGTTGTAGTTCCTATTCCTATATTTCCTCCATTAGATATATAAAACCTTGAAGTACCATTTGCACCATTAGTTAAATCTCCATTAATTGCATTTGATTGAGCAATAGCAAAATCACCAAAAGCATTATAATTTGTAAATAATCCCCAATTTCGACTAGCTGCATTTGCATTACTTGAATATAAAAATAATGTAGCAGCTTGTACATTATTAATTCTTAAACCATAGTTATTTGTAGTTCCATAAACATCTAATGGAAAACTTGAACTTGTAAACGTAGCACTTGTCCCACCCAAAGCACCTGTAAGTGCACCACCTGTTAATGGTAGATATCCACTTAATGATGAAGTAGTAGCATAAGTATTAGCTGCCCTTTGTCTGCTAAGAATAGAAGCACTTGAAGTATCAACTAATAATGTTCCTGATGTTGTAATTGTACCACCACTTAATCCTAAGCCAGTTGCTACACTTGTAACCGTTCCTGTATTACTTGTATATCCATTTGGATTAGATGCTAGATAATAAGTACTATTATCATAACTAATTGTAGTGCCACTAGCCTTTACAAAGCCTGTTCCATTAATAGCATTTTGTTTACCATTAAAAGTACTCCAATCAGTAGAACTTAAATATCCATTTACTGAACTTGTTGCAGCAGGTATAGAAATAGCAGGTGTAGTACCACCGCTTGATACTATTGGAGAAGTTCCTGTAACACTTGTAACATAAGTTCCTGCAGCTTGATACTGAGGAATGTTTAATGTGTTAGAACTAAAGGTTGCTGCTCCACTTGTGCCTGTAGTTGTTAATGTTATTGTTCCTTGCTTAGTATTAATTCTATTGCTTAAACTAGCCGTATCAACTTTACGTAAATAAGGAGAAAGCATAGAAGCAGTATCACTAATATTTAATTTTAAATTAATTCGGTTACTTAATGAAGTTGTATCACTACTTATTGCTTGTGTAGATAATACACCATTTGCATCTGCCACGACCATACGAGTACCTGTACCTGAAAGATTTGATATTACTACATTACCACCTGCTTTTAATTTCATTACTGGAGCAACGTTTGATTCATTAAAAACTAAATCATTGTTATCAGAAGAAAAATCCCATAACTTATTAGATGATGATGTATTTTGAAATATTAAACCTCCATTTGCATTGGTAGTATTCATTAAAATATTACCATTGTAGCTACCTACTTGCAAAGCACCAAAACTTCCTGCAGTTGCATTTATTGTAACCGCATTTCCGTTATCTTTAATATTACTGTTACCTATTGTAGTTGATGAAGTAAATTTAGGTACTGTGTTTGTAGTTCCGCTTAGTGCATCCGCTTTTGCATTAATTCTATTAGAAAGCGAAGTAGTATCAGTTGGCTTTATATATTTTGAACCAATAGCATTTGTAATACTTACATCGTGCCATAAACTATCTACTCTACTAAATTGTAAAACTGTACTATCTAAAGGGACTGCAGCAATTAATACATCACTCAATTCATCTAGCTGAAATCCATTTCTAATTGCCACCTGGATAGTTCCAAAATTTGGATGCGCTCTTATAACCGTTCCAATAGCTACATAATGATTTGGTGCAATAACTTTTGTAGTAGTATATCCACCTGCAACTGTAGGACTTAAATATAAAGTTTGCCCATCGGTATAACTTGAAGTAGGTAAATTTAATCCAGTTAAAACACCATTTTGTACTACTGTTCCTGCAGAATTATTAGGTATGTTGCTTTCTACTAATCCATAAGTAAATGCAGATGTTGATTCATTATTTGCAATAGCTAGAGCAATAGTAGGTAAGTTACTTGAATGTGCGCCATTAATATAAACTACACTACCCTTTAATATGGTTGCACCACTATTATTATATACGTTTGTAATTAACTTAACCGCACTACCTTGTGTACTTGCTCTTATTGTATAGCTTGTTAATGTACTTCCCTTTACAAAAGATAATGTTGAGTCATTAGGTTGAGATACTGCAGTTAAAAAAGCATTAGTTGTGTCTACTTTTCTCAAATAAGGACTAAGCATTGCTGCAGTATCACTTATGTTAACTTTTAAATTAATCCTATTGGATAATGATGTAGTATCGATAGTAGGTATAGTCCAACTTCTATTTGCACTTAAATCATAGCTTGTTCCATTAATAGATAGTGTAGTTGATTTATCAGCCTTTAGATTAATCCTATTTGATAAACTTAATGTATCTGCACTATTTAATTTTAAATTAATCCTATTAGATAATGAACTTGTATCTGCTTTCCTAAGATAAGGACTAAGCATTGCTGCCGTATCGCTGATATTTAGTTTTAAATTTAATCTATTAGATAAAGATGTTGTATCAACAGTAGGTATAGTCCAAGTACGATTAGTACTTAAATCATATCCTACTCCATTAATCGTTAATGTAGTTGCTTTATCTGCCTTTAAATTAATTCTATTGGATAGATTAACCGTGTCCTCTACTAATGCTAAAGTTCCATTTCTTACTGGTAAATTATATTGCCTTGTATTGTTTTGTAAATTAGTATTAGCATAATTTATAAAGTTCTGTTGAGTATAAGTTGTATTTCCTGTCATCCAACTTGAATATAATACTAACCCACTTTCCATACCTGTAATTGCAGTATAGCCTTTTGTTGGAGCAATCGAAGTTGGACTATTTTTAACTTGTAATAAATAATCAGATTGTAAAGTATTGGCATTTAATTTATATGCTCCTAAATCTACATCCTTAATCGCACCTACATATGGCACATAATTATCTTGTAATGTATCGCTATACTTAGGAATATTTAATGTTGCACCTACTAAAGTTGAAGCACCACTTTTAAAATTAGTAGTTAATGTTATTGCGTTTTGTTTTTTATTAATTCTATCTGATAAACTAGCAGTATCTAGCTTTCTCAAATATGGGTCTAACATCGCTGCAGTATCTGTATATTTTACCCTTAAATTAATCCTATTTGATAAACTTAAAGTATCGGTCTTTCTCATATACCAACTAAGCATATAAGCAGTATCTGTAACGTTTAATTTACCATTTATTCTATTCGATAAATTAACACTATCTAAGTTAGCTTTAATCCAAGTATATCCTGTAAATACATATAAACCACTATCACTAACATTATATCTTATTTGACCGGCATCCCTACCACCTGTTATATTTCTTAATTGATTGATATTCAACGGAATAGTTAATACACTATCAAATAACATACGTTTAACAGGACCATATCCTGCTTGTGGCATAGCTTGGTAAACCTGCGCTTTTAATCCAAAAGATAATAAAACTAATAATGTTATAATGGCACGTCGCATCCAGTAAATTGATTTTGTGTTGAAATATTAATTGTTAACTCCACCCCTGCCAAATAATCTTCGTACTTATCCGATATCGCATTGAAAGTAATATTTTCATCTATTGAATAACTATTCCTTCCTGTACGCATTAAACTTAAAATATCAGAAGCTATCTGTACTTGGTCGCTGATTACATCATTCTCGTATTCAGCTTCCTTACCACTTTTATCTAAAAAGAAAAATTGAACATTGTATATCTGTTCTCTACCTAAATTTAAACTACCTGAATTAATTGAAAAACAAGCAATCGGATAAACTGGTTGTTCATCTCTTAGTAGCCACTCTTTCGGTGTTGCGTACTTTGCCGTTTTTATCATTTCGTGATTTTGCAGCAGGCTTGTTATTGTTGTTATTAACTGGTTGTAGGTCATAAAATAAAACTCTTTGAATTAATGCTTTTTTATAAGCCATAAATTTATCTTATTGTGAATGAAAATAATTCTCCTGCTTGTGTTACATCCCCAGTAGGTAAAGTAATTACATTACCGTTAATTTGTAAGTACATAGGATTTGCAGTAGGTAAGTTTGTTATACCTTTAACAAGTCCTGACCTCATTGCAATTAATACTACTTTATTAACCAATCCACCAACTGAGAAACTACTATCTCCGGCAGCCGGTGTATGATAAATAGTTGTTGCTCCACCGCTTGTTGCATTGTTAGAAAATACCCTTACTCCATCATTTACATTACCTAAATAAATAGGACTTGTATATGCTTTTAATTCAGGGAATATAACATCTAATCCGCTGCCTGGATTAAAGTATTCAGAAAACAATAAATAATTTTCTCTTAAATAATTAATTAACCTTTGCTTGTAAAATTCAGCAGTCTTTTTATATTCATTACCTATCAACTCTAAATCTGCTCTACTTGGAGCATTGCTTTCTTCACTTGTCTTCTGTAGTATACCTTTACTAAAAAATTGATAACCCAAACCAAAGGGTAATAAACTCATCGTGTACCATACTAAGCAATCGGTAATAAAATTATCTAATAAAGATTTTTCTAAATTAGATAAGTTGTTCGCTTCAATTCCTGACTGTAAACGTAGGTATAAAGTACTTCCCAAAGCAGGTTGCAAATAAAGGTCTTGCGCTACTTTAATATGTGGCTTTAATTGTTTGCCATCGATAGCATCACTTATTCCTGTTCTGCTTTTAATTAGATTCTCAGATATGAAAAGTATATTTGCGCTCATTTATTTTTTCTTTTGAATTATTAATGCCTTCCATTCGTGTCTGCATTGCGTTTCTATTATTCCATCGTTATTCCAAAATCCACCTACTCTATCAAATACCGAATAACCTAATGCAGCACTCATTTGTTCTATTCTTGCTCTTGACCATAATTTAGTCTTTGCAAGTTCCATCATTTTAACGCAAAATAAACGAGATGGATGAGCAGGTGTATTTCTTTCTGAACTTGGTACGATGCTTCTCCAGGCATAAGTATAAGCAATAGATAATAAGTTTTTAGGCTTAGGAGCATCCGCTTCTACGTTTGTTCTAACTCTTTCAATAACTACATCTTTACCAACCTTAACCTCTTTAACATCTAATATCTTATTATCAACTAGATTTTGTAAAGATGCCTCTACAACCTTCACATCTTGCTTTAAAACCTGTGCAAGTCCTTCGCTATTGATTCTCTTATCCTTCTTAATATAACCCAAAATATCGGCTTCTAATTGGCTTAGCTGCTTAATCTCTGCAAAGTGATTGAATTCTCTTGCTGATTTTTCACTTAACACCTCATAATCATCTAAATTATCACTAAACTTTTCAAACATTTCTACCAACTCCATTTCTTTATCATCGCTAGAAAATGTCTCAGTATCTAAACCTAAGAAAGTATTTACATCACTATCCGTAAAAGCAAAACCATTCTTTAACATTAATGCAGCTTGTTCTTTAGAAAGTTTACCATTAGTAAACTGCCTAACAATCCTCATTACATTTTGGTATTGTCTGCCGGTAAGATTCTTTATAGAATCATTTGAAGCAGCAATAGGTTGGTCAGTTGGATTAACTGTTGGATTAACTGCAGGATTAACTGCAGTAACCTCAGAAGCTAAACCTAATTTCTCTCTAATTTCTTCTCTTGTCATATTAGCAGCCATTACACTTTCGCTAAATTCAAAACTTAATGGCTCTACTGGTATTAATTCATAATCTCCCTTAATACCTACATAACTAAATAATTGATTAAATACTTCTTCAATCGCTTGTTGTCTTTCGTTTACATAAGTGTTAGCAAATATCTTATAAGCATCTCTAATCTCTGTTGAACCACCAAGTTGTCCCTCAGTTTTAATACCAAATAAACTTGGAGAAGTAACTTGATGACAAGCGAATATTTCTTGCTGAATTAAATTATTTACGTTTGTAAAATCTTCCTTAGTTAACATTGTAGAAGATAAAGGCAATATTTCAGCACTATTATCTTTTGACTTGTTAAACATAATAACAACCCTATCTCCCTCACTACCTGTAAATTTCTTTTTAATTCCTCTTTCAACTGCTTCCTTCGCCTCCTCTGCCGGTTCGCCACCATTTAAATTGATTAAAGTAGTTGCAACAAAACCATCTTTAGCATTACCTAAAATATGTCTGCTTACCTGTACATCACTCTCAATGTAATTTAAACCCTGAAAGTAATTAGGTAAAGGATAGATATCAGACTTAGGATTGTATTGTTTAACAAATAAAACCTGACTTGCTACTGGGTCTTGAATATTAAAAGCAGGATATAATCTTGCTTTCTCTTTATTATCTGCCCAATCGTTTTTAACTTGAAATTCGTTTTGCTCTTTATTAGTCCTAACTTTATGATACTCAAGATGATACACATCCTTAATCTGACCTAATAAATTATATATAACTTGTAGATAATAACCTCCAAAAAGTTCATCATCTAAAATACATTTTTTAGTAATTTGATTCCACGTTTCTCCCTTAGTGTTTGCCTTCTGTTCAATACCATCCCATCCTTGACCAAAAATATAATTAGTCTTGCTCTTAATGATAGCACCGTGTTTTGGACTTTCATTAAATAAACCGATTAAATATTCAGGATAGTTATTATTGCCACCAAATTCAACATACCCCTTTGCCCTCTTTTCTTCAAATCGTGGTTGCTCCGCTTGTGCGAATTTTATTGTAATAATATTTTTATAATCCATAAGTAACGAAATTATTATTTTGTTCTTCGTATTTAGTAGGTTCAAAAGGTGTAGCAGGATTTAAAAACATATACCCTTCTTCTAACACTAATCCACTAACTGTTAAATCACTTGAACTTACTTTTTGATGTATTGTATAACCCCAAAATCCTTCTTCTTTTAAATTGAAATAGTTATTAACTGTAAATGCAAAACTATCGTATCTACCAGTAATACTCTGATTAGTAGCCATTAACTTAACAACATCGCCAGTTACTCTGTGGATAAACACAAATAAAAAGTAAGGGTTGCTAATGGTAGCCTTCTCAGTAGCCGTGAAATAAATAGTCTGTGTAAGTCCTTTTGTTAAATTAATCATAGAAAAAAACCCCGACTTTCATCGGTCGGGGCATAAATTAAAAATTAAAAAACTCTATCCTGCAGTAGTCAAAGCTATTCCAACTGCGTTGGTTACTTCAAAGAAATCTTCTCTTTCTGAACCTTCAAATTTCAATACATAACCATTTGCATCTGCTGCTGCTGCACCACTTGTTCCTGTACTTGCTGCTAAGTATAGACCTGCGCCTTTACCGTACATTCTGTAAGTACCATCTTTATCAAGGGTAACTGCTACAACTTTATTTTTAGCTAAGGTAGTGATAATGTTTCTTGTGGTAGCATCTCTTTTATTGATAGGGAAATCTAAAGTTTGCTCAAAAAACAAAGTACCGTTTTCGATAGAACCTGTTGGATTGCTTGAAGCAACCGCACTAGATTTAGTAGGTATTTCAAATTTGTAAAATTTCTTTCCAGTCAATTTTGTAATTCCTGTAACGATACCACTAGCATCGTTTATTGTTACGTTTCCATATTCTGCGAAAAAAACTGCATCTATACCACCAATGGTCTCTCTACAGTCTATTGTATATCCGCTAACTATTGCACAAGGCATATTTATAAGTATTAAATAGAGAGATGGGGTTACCACCTCTCTATGTTAGAAAATTAGATTCCTGCTACGAATTTAACACACTCGTTTGTAAACGCAACGTTCACACCGATTTTAAATTCTACGCGATATCTTACATCATTGTTATCTTCTGAATACCACATTTTGTATGAACCTTCTTCGTCAACCAAATCAACTGCTAAAGCCATATTTGAAAGACTGATTGCATAAGCATCACCAGTTCCGTTCAAACCATTTACACTTACTACTTCAACGTTAGTTGCAGGTAGGATAAATGAAGCAGCTTGAGAATCTTGTGGATTGTAAGAGAACATATTTTTCTCTCTGTAAGCAAGGATTAATAAACGATACCAGTCATTACCAACGAAGATTTTAACATCTCCTTTGCTCAATACAGAAACAGGGATAGCTTTGTAGATACCTTCAGTACAAGCGATAACGTTTGAAGCGTTAACAGTTGCAATAGCTGAACCACTAATTCCTGTGTAACCTGAAACGTTTGCATCAACTGGAGAACCTGCAGCAATTAATTTCTGTAAACCGTCAAATTTGTTTGTGTTTGCAGTTGCACCTGTTGCATCTCCTTGCCAAATTGCAGTCTCTAATTGAGCAGCAATTCTTGCGTTCTTTTTATCTAAGAATGCTTTTTGGAAATCAGCATTACCAAAGTCCTCATATGTCGACCCTGATTTTAAAAGTTCTTGGGTATAGTACGCCTCTAAATCCTTCGGACAAATTTTTTCTTCTACTTTAATCTTACCTACTGTGATAGTACGTTGAGAGAAAGTAGTTGTACCTGAAGCATCGAAAGAACAAGATTGAGCAGCAAATACTGCATCTGTTTCCATCAAAGGAATAGCTACTGAACTTTTAACGTTCGGAATAACGATACCGCTTGATAAGATTAATTGTTGTGTCTTTGCGTCAAATACTGCACTTGTCAAAAGTGGTTTAACAAGTTGTTTAGTGTATGCGGATAATCCGCTAAAAGCTAATGCCATTTTTTTATAATTGTTTAGTTAAATAAAATATTTAGTGTTTTCTTTTCTTCTACTTCTTTAAAAGCATTTGAAGTTCTTACTGAATTATCAGGTGCTTGTACTGGTGCTTCTACCAATAAAGTTGATAATTTTAAAAGTTCATCAATTACTTTGTTTGCTTTTTTCATTTTTGCTTCATACTCTGAAAATCTTTCTTCGTAAGCTGCAAATTTAGTTTCGTAACTAGCAAATTTCTCATTTGTTAATGATTCAAAAGCTGCAAATTTAGTTCCCATATCTTCAACGATAGGTTCTTCAACTGGAGTAGCTTCAGGGCTAACAACTTCAATAGCAGTAATAACACCGTTATCTCCTATTGTCATTTTAGTACCATCTACCAATTCAGCTTCTCCTGGCAATGCAGCATTTCCGTCAATCATAACAATACCGCCAACCTCTAGTTTATCAATCATAACTTTACCACCGTCTTTTAATTCATATTCGGTGGCTTCAGCCATTGGTAAAACTTCAGGTGCAGCAGCTAATTCGTTAAAATATTGCTTTACTTTTTGTAAAATTTCTTTTGCTTCCATATTACTATTATATTGATTTTTAAAAACTGTTTAAAATTTCTCTTAATTCTGCTAATTGTTTTTGGTCTTCACTCATTGGTGTTTCATAATCAAACATACCTTCAACACTAAATCCTTTAACTTCTCCTTTCTTTATTAACTCCCATACTTTAGGATTCTCTACATAAAAACTACCAAACCAAGTTCCATCCGGCAAGTCTTTAAATGCTTCCATTGGTTTAATCCCTCTTTTAGAATCACTAATAAAACTTTCAAACATTGTAAGTCCTTCAACCTGCAAATCTGCTTCGTGCATTAGGTTAACGTTCTTTTGATATCCCTTCTTGCTAAACTTAATAGCTATCTGCTTAATGGTATCAACTGAGAACTTTACATAATGTTCTCCGAACTGTTCTGAATTACGGTAGATTAATTGTTGAGGAATCATTAAAGGACCAGTAATAATATGCTCACTTTCTGACTGTATAGCAAATGCCATTAACATAAATTTCTCTCCTATACCGCCAAGTTCTTTAATTACATCAGCATTGTTATCATAGTGCTTTGCTATGCCTAATGCTTTAACCTTTTCAACTTTAGCTTTATTGCTACCTGTTGCAAATACTCTGCTTTCAGGAATACCTAAATCTTTTGCTACTGCTAACATTGGACTTTTATCGCTTCTTGCTGAAATAATAAAAACTATATTTCCTGCTGCTAATTCTTTTTTAGCTAAATCTTTGCCCTTACTTGTGCTTAATGTATCATCATAATCAAATGAAACTTTCTTAGCTGCCATTTGTTGTTTTGCTACCCAAGCATCACAGGTTCTACTTGAAGCACATTTAAAATCGAATATTTCACAATATCCTAAATCCCCTGCATCAATAGTAGCCCAAGGGTCTGCTGCAGTATTGTTTCCTAATCCTTGTGCAATGCAATCTAATATTTCTTTTGACCTATTAAATGCAGCACAATTATTACAAGTCATTGTCTTAGCATCTTCAGGACTACCACCAAATATATTGCCCTTATCTATCCAATATTGCTCATTAGGTAATGATGGGTTTGCAGGACCATAATTAGCAACTGAAATTGCAGTACCTCTATTTTTTAAGTTGATTTTTATATCTTGTGTAGCTACTGGACAAGCTGCAAAGTGCTGCTCCCATAAACTATTGCATATCGCTACTGCTTGTTCTGTTTCTTTGCCCTCGTTAATTACATAACTAATGCAACGACTTAAAAACTCGTCTTTTTGTTCCCCTTTGTTTGGGTCTATAAATTCTTCTTCTTTAAACGCAAGAAAGTCCTTTTTAATTGCAGGACTGTCAACAAGTGCCACAAAAGAAACCTCAGCATCATTATTCTCATCTTGATTTATAATTAAATCGTAAATAGGCAATTTCATATTTATAATATATAATTTAAAAATAGTTGTTTAGTTTATCCTAGCAGCCCTATTCAATCTTTGTGACCTTTCTTGGTTACTGCTTACATCAGTCTCTAATACGTATGCTCTTGAACTTGCTACTCCTATTTGATTAATAGATTGAGTAGATAAAGTAGTTGTTTGCGCTTGTGGTGTTATTGGTGCAGTTGAACTTGATAAAGATGGGGCTGACATTGAACCACCTCCACCACTTGAACTTGCTGCTCCTGGTATTTTAGTAGCCATAATATTCTTGACTGCTTTAAAACCTGTAACAGAAGCAGCCAATACTGCCGGAATAGCTGCAGGAAATCCTAACTTAACACCTGCGGAAATACCTAAGTAAGTATTAATTAATGCCCCTGCTACTGCAACCGCTTTACCTGCTGCACTTTCTTTACCCAATACATCACTAACAATATTTAAAGTGTCAACTGTAGCTTTAATTTTTGCATCTTGTGCTATTTGAGTATCCCTTGCATCTTCATCTGCATATTTCTTTTTTAGTGCTGCAGTTTGTTCTTCTGTCATTCTAGTTTTTTCTAAAATGGCATTCGCTGCGTTTGCACTTATTTGTACCCTTGATTGAGCGGCTGCTGCTTCAAAAGTATCTGTTTCAATCTTTGTTTTTTCTAATCCTTTTAACCTATCTACATAGGCATTATCTTTTGCTTGTTTATCTATTGCATTAACTGACAACTGATAACCTGCTGCATCATTTTGTAGTTTTTTAATTGCTTTTTGATTTGCCTCTGCTGCATCATCTGCTTTCTTTTGTATTTCTTCAGGGTTAAATACTAATTTAGAAATATAGTCAGTTGCATTATCTGCTAACTGGTCATTAATCTTAAAGTCAATTTTAACTCCTGGTATTTTATTTAATAACTCAATAAGTTTATTAATAGCCTTTGAAGAATATTCAAATAATAACTTTTGTGGGAGAAATACTAAATCTAATAAACCTTTAAGTAATTGTTGGTTTCTTGTAGCTGCATCAACTTGCGCTTTTGTAGTAATTTTATCTTGTAAAATAGTAGCTTCAGTTGCTTTAATAACTGCAGTTACTTGATTCTTCTTCATCATCAAGATTTCCCTTTCACTCTTTCCCTGTAGCTTTAATACGTTATCTTGGCTACCTATTTCATTTAGCTTTTCTTTCTCTGCTGCTAAATTGTCTTGTGATGCTTTTGTAAGTTTCTTTTGTTCTTCTGTTACTCCGCTAACTGCTCCTTTAATGTCATCCCAATAGGCAACAACCGTTCCTAATGCAATAACTAACAAACCTATACCAGTTGCACCGATTGCCCCTTTAATCGCTTGGAATGCCCTTACTGCTCCATCCTTTAATAAACCAAAGGCATCTCTTGCTTCATACAATCCGGATATACCTTGTTGCAAAGCCATTGCACTTTGAACTTTTAACAAAGTCTTTTCTAAATCTTTATTCTCATCGCCGAATAAACCCATTGCTCCTTGCAAAGCACTAAATCCTGCAGTAGCACCTTGTAATGCACCGCCTAAAGCAACAAACTTTTTATCAGGGTTGAATGTATCTGCTAATGCTTTTGCATCTCCAATAGCATCTTTAAGACCGGCTACTTTCTTTGCTGCATTAACTGCCTCAACAGATGCTTCTCCGAATTGTGCAGTCATACTGAACAACTCATTATTCGCTTCTCTTAATTGTTTTTTAAAACTGCCTACCGATGCCTCTGCTTGTTTAGAATCGGTAGTTATGGTTAACGCAACTGTTTTATCTGCCATCTTAATATTCTTTGTTTATTACTCTTAAAAATTCCGCTTTTGTTGTTTCATTCGCTTCTGGTGTGTAGTCTGTTAATTTAATTAATCTATATAATCCACCATCTATATACTTAAAGGATGCAAAACTTAAATTAAATATATCCGTATCGGTTAGCTTAACAAAGCATTCTAATAACCTGCTATTCTTATCTGTTATTTCAGCCATATAAGGACTGTAATAAATGTTAAATTGATTTTGATTTAATAATCCACCTGCTAATGAATAAAATAATTCTCTAGTTGCTCCAAAATTTAAATCATTACCAACTGTAACAGGACTGTTAAAATGCCCTGCATAACCATAAACGGTTAATGTAGTTAAAGTAGTTGCACCCTCTTTTAAATCCCAACTTGAAACACCTGTTATTTTTCTTGCTTGTAATATTCTGATATTACTATCAATTCTTTCCTCTAAGTTGTTTGTGAACTTATAAATAGTACTATAAACTTTATCCTCATCCGTTATACTTACTAATACAGTTGGAGAAAATATAATCTCTACGCTTTCCGTTTCTTTTGAGAATTCATATTCACTATCAAATATTCTGCTTCCATATCCTTCGTTGTATCTCTTTCTATATAACTCATTCCAATAATCACTATCGTCTTTATATTTAAAAGAATAGTAACGACTATTTAATTCAGACATCGGCTTTATTTTTATAGGCTTAGCCCTATCTATCTTTTGACTCCAGTCTTCTACCGTACCATCATAATAACTTGTATATGGCTTAATAATTAAATGCTTTTCTTCAAACCTATTTTCATCTACATAAAGATTAAATAACTTTAATATAGAAGCAAAGAAATCCTTTTGTAAAATGTTTGGTGGAATACAATCGTTTAAAGAAACGGTATCTCCTAAGTTTACATTTAATGTAATTGGAATATCTGAACTAATGCTTACCGTACCTGCTTGATTAATTAAACTATCATAGCACATCCCTGTATCAGCTGCACTTGCTTGTACCTCAAAATAATCTCCTGTAACAACTGGCTCATCAACTAAATTCACAATATAAAAGTCATTAACTGTTCCTGAAAATGGAGGAATAAATTTTGTCGATGATGGTATTAAAACTCCATTTTTATATGTATCAATATAAATGCCATTATTTACTGGTGTGTTAGTTGTAGATGCAGTAAATGTTATGTCAACTTTAAAGGTTGCATTTGTTGGGTCAAGTCCTGTATAAGTAAAAACACTACCTGTAGTTCCACCATTGATAGTCCAGTTTGTTCCGCTAAAGTTTTGCCATTGAATAGGCATTGGTGTAGCTTGGTCAATACAACCAGTAGTTGCTTGAGGTGTACATCCTACTTGTTGCGTTCCCGATTTAGTTAATTTCTTTTTGTTAAAAGGAATAATTAATGTTTTAAATCTATCAACCTCAAAACCATTGCTCCAAGTAATGTCATATGTGTAACCTGCTGCTGCAAATATTTTCTCTAGGTATTGCTTTACAAATAATGCCGGTCTAAATGTTCCATAATCCCAATCGTGCTTATTAGTTGAATATAAACCATAATCAATATGTGGGTAATAATAACCTGCTCCGCCTTGATAGTTATCCCAACTTGCTACAATATTTTGGTAGCTATACGTATGATTGTAAGCACTAAAATCTAATTCCTCAAGTTTCTTTGCTCCTAGCTTCATTGAGAATCCACCCAACTCTCCAATAACACTACACTCATATTCTACATTTTTCCCATCAATAATTATTTCAAGCAATTTAAATACTCCTTTAATAACAGTCATCCTGTCTACCTCAATAGAACATTTAGCAGTTTTACTAGCGTTAAAGTTATATCCTACGTTTGGAGATGAACTATTGGTAAAGTTTGCATTATTAAACTCAAAGATATTACCTAGTAAATTGTTATTGTTAGCAGTCCCTGGCAATATAATAGTCTTACTAAATGCCGTAGTCTTACTATCAATGTTTTTTAAATCACTTACCGAATAGGTTATTTGATTACTCAATCCCTTATCAATATCTAACTCAAAGTTTTCTATGAATATTCTTGTCATTATCTTAGTTGTGAGTATCTAGTTTGATTCATATTAAATGTTAGTTCCAATGGCTTTAATTTATTAAATACATTCTTACTGAATTCATAGTTATTATCTGTTAATGTAACTGGATAAAAATAACCATCTATCTCCATCAATATTTGTGGACTTGTTATAATATCTGCCATCCAAGTATATTCGTCATCCGTTAAGGCATCTGCAGTTAGTTTATAGGTATAGGTTGCCTTATTGCTATAATTAGTAGCACCTTCATAATATCTATTAGATGCGCTTTTGTAGTCAACTGAATTACCGTTAAACCTATAATCTCTTTGCTCGTATGATTTACGTTCTACATTTAAATTCAACTTGCTTACTAAATCAAACCTCAAACTATCCCACATTCCCCAACTATTCATAAAGTGAATATTAATAGGTTCGTATTTAGGATTGCAAACTATGTTAACCCTTATTTTATCAAAGCTATTAAACCAAACTTCATAGTATTTAACACTATCATTAATTGTTATTCCTAAGTTAGTTGATATTGCGCTGCTGCCTATATTCATTTGTACAAAACCATTAGTAACTGCAGTAGTGCTTCCTGATGCAGTAGCTATAAGGTTGTTTGATTCGTTATAAGTAGAGCATTTTAAATTTAAACTTGTATTCGTGTAAAATGGTATATAAAGATTCTCTCCTAGTTTGGTATTAGCATAGTTTGGTCTATTGGTTAACCATTTATTTAATTTAGCTGATATGCCTATTGTTCTACGTTTAAATAAAGGAGCAATATAATTAAATACCTGTGTAGTTGCAGATGCTTGATTTAATGCTGCTATTCCGTTTACTTCATCTCCTACTCTTATTTCATATTGTACACCCATTTCTCCGCTTACATTAGGTTGGTAAACATAAGCAGTTCCCAATGGTTCAAACCAGTTAAACGTTATTGAATTACGTACAGTTGCACCGGCATTAAAATATCCCTTTCCATTAGATGGCTCAGGAAATTGTCTTACTGATAATTTCTTGCTTCCACCTACATAAACCTCAAATATATATTTCATATCTGTTGAAGCCGATGCCGTACTTGTTGCCACGTGCCATAAATCATCCTGTGCAGTTGAACCACTTGGAGGATTTGAATTAATTGTTATGCTCATTTCTTTTTAGGATTTCCTATTTGAATTACTATTGTTTGTGCCATTACTTCGCCTAAATCTTTAATCATTTCTTCTTGTACCTTATCTGTAGCTTCATCAAAAAAGTTAGTTGTTTTAATACCCCATTTCTTAATTAAATAAACTAAAGCCTCAGTTTTTAAATCTAATAAACTAACTTTCTTTTTTTCTTTACCTACTGCGTGAACTGTACTTTTTTCAGTAGCTACTTTTATTTTTGCTTTACCACTTTGAATATATTGTTTAATGCTTTTACGACCTGCATCACTCATTCCATATGTCTTATATTGATATGGACTATTAGGTGCATTCTTAGAACTTTTAACTCCCTTTACACCTTTATTTACAAAGTCATAATAGTTAGCCATATAAATCCTCAAAGTATTCCCATCTTTAGAAACTTCAGGGTCTACACCTTTAAGCATTTTACCACTTGCAACTACTCCTTTATTATTTATGCTTTCAGCGATTGCTTTTACATAAATAGCTGAATATCTTTCAAAGAATGATAATGTAACATCATTTAAATCAATAACCTTATTATCGCCAAACTCTATATCTCCGCTTAACTTACCTTTAGCAATAGCATCAATTTGACTTTTTGTTATGCTCATTCTCTAATTTTAATTTTAAATAAAGCAAATCATTTAAAAAATGTATTACTTTTAAATTCCAAACCGATTCAACAGGTATTCCTTCGAAGTCTGCGACCATCTTGGCATTATAAAGCCATCCAAAATGCTTTGCGAATTCGTCAACATCTCCGTTGCTTGTTCCTTCGCTATCCCCTTCTTTGTCATCTCGTTTATCAAATAAGGCTGGATAACTTGCATTGATACGTTGAATAAAGTGTAAAAAAAAACCGCTGCGTGATATGCAACCTCAAAATCCATTTGCTCTAAATCCGCTGCTAGTTCTTCGTGTTCTACCCATCTACCCCACTTGAATTTAACTGGTGTAACTATTGAAGCCATTATCTTATGTAAGTTCTGAATGATATCAGTACTAAAGGTTGATACCTCTACATAAGTGCTTGATTTACATTTTGTTACATCATAGTTAATTCTATAAAATCGCTTTCCTACCCTTACTATCTTTTTAGGTTTACCCTTTAGTAAATCCTTTTCAAATATTTTAAAATGGTTATGTACTGCACCACATAAAATATTAAATTTCCTCATTGACATTTTTTCTACTTGTTCAGGTGTTTTGCCTGTAACAATTCCTACCATTTTAATTGACTTGTCTAAGTCCATATCCTCAGAAGTAGCCACATAGTACAACTCTTGAAATTGCTTAATTGTCATAATCTATTATATAAGTTTTTGTAAAATGTAATTAAATGAAGTGGTATTGACCGCTTCCTCTGTTCTCAATCCGGCATTTATTAGCTAAAGCCAAAGCATTTACACAGTCATCGTGGAATCCTGCAGGTGCTGAATACCTTACCCCTGTTGAAGTAAACAAATATTCAAATATTTCTAATTCGTCTTTGATTGCACCTTCAGGGAATCCTATTTCTTTTTTATGAATTGATGAAGCAAGACTTTCCATAAGTTGCTGCTTACTGGTTGATGTGTACTTAAAACCTGTCATATCATTAAAGTACTTTTGTAAGTCCTCAACTATTGCATCGCCTACTCCTGTACTATCAATAAAAATATGTTTATGCTTTCGTATCTGTTTAATAGTTTCTTTAGTTTGTAGCCAATCCTTTTGAAATCTATCAAAGTGGCAAACCTTACCATCGCTATCTAGTCCTATAATAACTGTCCAGTCAAATGACTTAGCCAAATCTATACCATAATACATTGCTTCATTTGAACTTAAATAGCAAGTACATTTTGTAATGTGTTCAGCACCAAATGGATTAGCTGCATTCTCCATAGGGTTAGCCATATACTCCTGCTCAAATACTGAACTGGGTAATTGCGCTTTTGCATCGTTAATCTCTGAAGTTTTTATGTACGGATTGTCGTATGTAGTAAATTTAAAACTCTCCCAATCTCTTTGCCCACCTTTCATATAAAGGGAATAAAAATAATTCTTTCCTCTAGGTGTAGATAAGAATAATGCTCTGCCTTGATAATCTGTTAAGGTAGGTCTAATTGAATTTAGCCATCCATCTTGTAAGTCTGATATAAAACTAGCTTCATCTATAACTACTAAATGAAATTTACGACCTCTTAAGTTATCTAGCCTTTCGCCGGTAAAGAATTCTACAGTTCCCATATTGGGAAAGTGTATCGTTAAATCGCTTTTGTTATTTTCAAAAGGTACGCATTGGATAAGTTTCTCAAAGAATGTTTTAGCTAGTTTATAGGTAGGTGTAATATAGGCAACCTTCATACCTAAAATGGCATTGCTTATAATCTCAACTTGTGATAGTTCTGATTTACCAAATCTCCTTCCGCACATAACAACTCTAAACCTTGCATTTGATTCAAGTATTTTAATTTGATTTTTATGCGCTTCTGGTAACTCTAAAATCATAATATAGTTTTGCCCTTAACAAATACTACTTCTATTTTACTATCCTGTGTAACTGCAGTAGTTTCTTTTGGTTTACCATATACCCTTGATAGTAAAGTATCTACGGAATACAAAGAACCCTTAGCCATTGATTTAATTAAGGCATTAGCCAAAGTCTTTTCAAGTATTGTGCTTTCTTTGTTATCCCATACCGCTTTAAGTTCTTCAACTGTCATTGCCATTAATACCTGAATGCAATCCATTACTTGAGCATTCTTATATCCGTATGGTGCAAGTTCTGTGATATACTTTCTAGGTCTGCCGTTACGATTCCCTTTCCAGGCTGCACCTTTCTCATATCTATTTAAATATCCTCCGTGTGGTTGTTTTTCTAAAGACATAATTTAAATAATTTACTCCAAGATGTAGGGTTAAATAAATGCCTGTCTAATTCATAACCCATCTTTTTAAACATTGCTATCCATTCGGCTTGTTGCTTTACGTTTATATGCCCCCATTGTTCATCATAGTCCGTTTTCTCACTCGTTGAACTAAATAGTACATAAGTAGGTTTAACGGTCTTAAATAGGCTTAGAATCTCTTTATCGGTCATATGCTCAGCTACTTCAATGAATGCCATTAAATCGGTTGTAATAGGCTTATCAATTAAATTAAGATGTGGCGCATTCTCTTTGATATAAACCTTATGCTCATCCCATATTTCATAAACAAAGGTTTCATACCCCTCATTGTGAAAGGCATCGGAATAAACTCCAGTACCTGCACCGAAGTCCATTACTGTTTTAATTGGTAAGTCTGTAAATTGTTTAGCAGTTACACTTGCTAAGTTCTTAAAACTAGGATTAGCAAAACTAATACCCCACTCCAATTCTTTCTCTAGGAATTCTTTAGTTGTTATCATACCATCTATATATTAGGTTTAAAAAATCAATTACGCAAACATTACAATTATTGTTATAATGATAATAAGCATCCTTTACTCTACGATATTCATTTAGTAGTTCTACCTGTACATCGTGATGAAAGTTTACTATTTCTCCAGTCCTATGATAGAAGTCGTAGTAATGTCTGTGCTTATCAAATATTTCATTTTTATCAACTAATAATGCTTTTGTAGGCATCGTATCGTTGTTGATTAATTTCTTTGAAGTTGTACCTTTTGGTCGCCCACGCATATAGTTCATTGCCTAAATTTTCCCTTAGGCTTGGGTTGTTAGTTAATAAATTAATATACCTGAACCAGTCCTTTTGATTGTTTACCCATAATACAGGTGCATCTACATCCATATTATAAGGTGCTACGTTTGAACAAATGACCGGCAATCTTTTTGCTGCTGCTTCTAATATTTTTAAATTGCTTTTGCAAGCGTGCCATTCTGAATCTTCTAAAGGTATCAATACAATATCGGCATAGTTATACATATCCATATACTGAGTAGGACTAGCTGAATGTAATTTTATTGATGGCAAATTACCAGTAAACATAGAAAACATTTTATCCCATATTGACTTAGTATAAGCATCGCTATCATTATATCCACCCATTACCATTTGAATATCCTTTCTACCTTGTAACCTTTTTAACGGTTCTTTTAATATCTTAATATCGTTATCGTGGCTAATGCTCCCACACCAAAACAATCTTACTTTATCAGACTTAACTTTAGTATCGTTAAACTGATTCAATCCATAGGGTAAGGCATTAGGCATTACAATTACATTATCATTAAATTGCTTTACTTTATTCAATAAATTAGAATTAGTAACCGTAACCAAATCAGCCTGCATTAAATTCCTTTCAATCCTTTCAGCTATATCCTGGTAAGTATTATAATAAAGATGGTTAAGTGGTAGTTGCCAATGGTCATCAATATCCATAACTACTTGACATCCAAGTAATTCCTTAGTTTTGTTCCAATTTATATCGTATTGGCATATCCTATTATAGAGTAATAAATCCCAATCATCAGTCTTATCTTCTGTTATATAATTGGTTACATAGCCCTTTATGTCATTCATAAAAGCAAGTGGTAACATTACTCTGTGATATCCGCATCCTGATTCTTTATGTGTTACTCCTATTATGTTCATTTACTGCTTTTGTATGTTTTAGTAGTCAAGGCAGGATTCGAACCTGCAATGCAACCTTGTACTATAAGTACCCTCCGACCATAGTTGCTACGGTATACTTGCGTTTACCAATTCCGCCACCTGACTATTTTATTTTAATTGATATAAACCCTGCTCCGAATATTATTGCTATTAATTCTACTGTATGTATTGGTAAAAAGGTAAATAATAAAGCACTCCATACTGTTAAACATTGAATGCAGTCAAAGGGTTTTAATCTTTTTACTAAAGGTATTTTGAATATGCGCTTTAGTATGATATGCCCATTAAATACATTAATGAAATAATAAGCAAATGTAAATGCTGCTATTGGTATAATAAACATCTTAATTCTTTTTTTACTTTGTTAGTAATATTACAAACGTGATTAACTGGTATTCCGTAATACTCTGCTACTTTTCTATTGCTGCCTAGTTCTACGTATTTATTAAATATTCTTATTTCGTGGTCTGTTTCTATGTCTATGTTATTTTTTGTGAGCGCTTTTGCTGCCTCAACTGCTAAACTCTCAGGAATCGTAGGTAAATCTAATTGACTATTAAAATACTCAACTGCCTTTAATAAATCACTTTTTTTATATTTATAATAGAATTCACTTGTCTTAGAAGTAGCCATAAACCAACATATCTTGATTGCATACCTTAATAAGTTATTAGAGGCGAATAGGGCTGATATCTTATCACAAGGCTGAAGTAGTAAGCTAACTGCTATTTCTTGTCTTAAATCGTCTTGTATTGATTCAGGCTTTGTCTTGCTTATCGCTTTTATAAGGTCAGGATGGTTGTATATCTCTAGTACTATATCATTACATTTGTTCATCTAACCATTTTTGCGTTTCATCAATACCATTTCTTTTAATGGTTAATGTTGGGTCAAGTTTAAGCATTCTAGTTACTATCACTTGGCAATACTTAGGGTCAAGTTCAATACCGTAACATTTGCGATTAAGTTGATTAGCAGCTACCATTGTTGAACCGCTACCAAGAAATACATCTAAAACTAATCCTTTATCTGGGCAACTTGATTTAATTGCTCTTTCACATAATGAAATTGGTTTAGGTGTTGCGTGTCCTCCTTCATCTCCTTGTCGCAAATGCCTTTCAAACTTCCAAACATTATTAAAATTATCGTGTATATTATTAAAATATGCTCGTGTTGAATAATATTCCTTTTTAAGTTCTTCGTATTCCTTTTTAAGTTCTTCGTATTCCTTTTTAAGTTCTTCGTATTCCTTTTTAAAAGCATCTATGTTTTTAGTTTTACTATATTCTTTTAATGCTACATAATTTTCTTTTGTTGGAAAATTCCATTGTGATTTACTCCACCAATGGTTTACAGTTCTTCCATCTTTGTAACCTAAAGCGGTTGCAATTTTGCCATCGGATTCATTTAGTTTTTTTATTTCTTGTTCTAAATATACTCTTATTGTTTCCCATTTATCAAAATAATTATCTGCATTATTATTAAATCCTTGCACTCCCATCATAGCAAATAAACATTTTTCATCTGCTATTGCATAACTCCTGGTATTATCTGAATTTTGACCTTGTCCGTGTCCTTTATCCCAAGTAATTAAATTTCTAAATGTTGCTTTTTGTTCTGCAATATATGGCTTTAATATCTCACTATAAATATCCATAAGTGGTTCATCAATACCCCAACAATACCAACTTCCGTTTTCTTTAAGATGCAAAAATTGTAAGCCAATCCATTCTCTATTAAAATTTAATAAATCACTATAATTAAGATTATCATTTAATACTCCTTGCTTTTCTTTCTTCATTCCATATGGTGGGTCATTGTGTGCCATATCAGCCTTCTGACCATTCATTAATTTTGCTACTGAATCGCTATCAGTTGAATCTCCGCATAATAATCTATGCTCTCCAATCTCAAATAAATCTCCTAATACAATATCAGTTTCAATTCCACCATCCGGCACATCAAAGTCATCTTCTTCTGCTTCTATTTCTTTATAATCAAATACAGGTAAATCCATTCCCCATCCTTCTAACTGCTCCATATCCCATTCGTTTGCAATGTCATCCCAAGACCATTCGCCATATCCTAAATTATCTTTAATAATAAATTCATTTTGTTTTTGTTCAGACCAGTCAACTACTTCAACATTAACTTCCTTATATCCGCATTCAATCATAGCTTTATAACGCATATTACCACCCAATATAACCATATCTTTATTTACTACAATAGGTCGTACTGATTCCATTTCAGGGAAATCCTTAATAGACTTTACAAGTTTTTTAAACTTTTCATCCTTTATTAATCTTGGATTCTTTGGGTTGCTTTTTACTTTATCTACCTTAACTTTTATCATTGATTAATTTATTTAAAATATATATTTTCAATATTAACATACTCATCTGTAATAATTTCTAATCCCTTATATTTAATATTCCCATTTTTATAACTTTTATAAGGAATCAATTTTAAATGTATAGGGTTAATATAAAGTTTTTTTATTCCTTTATTTAAATCTTTAGCCTTTTTTATAAATTTATTAATTATTAAAATATCAACTTTTATCATTAATTAATTTCTTTATATAAAATATTGAATCAAGTAATTCCTCGTATAAATGATTTAGCAATTCTTCTTTATTTAAATTAGCATCATCTAGTGTGGTTCCGTAGGTCTTAATCCCTTTGTCGATGCGCTTTTGTAAGTCTGCATTTATATCGTCTAATAATTTCATATTTTATTTTTCTTTAAAAAGTTCAAATGTATTTCAGTCATTTCTTCAACTGTCCATCTATTTTTAAAATCATAGTCATAATGACAAGTTCGACAAATTCCGACAATGTTAGTTATTAAATCTTGCTCATCCTTTCTTTTACTGCCAAATTTAGATTGTGCTACTATATGCGCAATGTCAACCGCTTTACTACCGCATACCTCACAAGGAACAAAATCTTCTATACCATATCCAAAATACTTAAAATACTCTTTGGTATATTTTTTCATTAAAACGGGAGGTCACTTTTTGTATTTATATTAATTGGGTTAGTTTCTACCTTTGCTTTTGGTTCAAAGTCATTCAAAGTTATCTTTACATTTTTACCATATTGGTCAGATTCTGCATAAATACTGATATTAACTTTAACATATTTCTTTCCATTGTATTCGTATGAATGCTCTAGTGCATCTGTAATACATAGGCTTGAACTTAGGAAAGTTTCGTTAATCTTTTTACCGCTTCCTAATCTGATGGGTTGTTTTTTTTCGTTGCTCATTTTTATTGGTTTAAATATTCGTTTATTATTTTAATCGTGTGTCCAAATCCTTGCCCAAACTCTGCTTTGTAACCCTTGCCTCTTAACTTCATCATCATTACTTCTTGCTCTTGATGGTGTTCATTCTTTCTCATTGTGCCATCCTTTTTAAATACTACATTATTAATTGTTTTTAATTCTATGAATAGTCCGGCATAGTTTCCTTTTGGTTCAGCTATAAATAAATCGGGATAAGCATTTGAATACTGCAATGCTTTGTGTCGCTTTGCCATTCCTATACTCATTCTCATTCCTGAACTAAAGTCAGTCCTGAATATAACGTATGGGTAGATTTTACGTATGTAGTCGCAAACTAACCTGTGTAAGTCTTTCTCTAACATAAAATAAAATTAAAATAAAGTTATTCACATTAATAAAAAAGTTATCAATACTATGTTTGTTTAGTACTCCATATCTTTTCTCCATCCTTACCCCAGTAGTGGTCGCATTTACCATCTTTCAAAGGTAATTCCATAAAGTAACTCTGATATAGTTCATCTGCTTTTGCAGTAAACCTGTAGCAATTTTCTTTGTAAGGACAATTAATTAAACCCTTTTGTCCTTCGCATTTTGCAATGTCTGCCATAGTTTTTTATTTATATGTTTTTAGAACTTTATTCCTAATTTGCGCCTATTTATATTCTTTTGCATCTAATTTTTATGTCACTTAAAGTGTCGCATAATGCACTTTTTGGTACAATAAGTTGTATTATGCACTTTTGTATGTTCAATAATGCAAGATATTGCACTTTCTAATGTGTCTTATAAGTCACTCATATTGCTATAATTGTGACATTAATGACTTATTACTCATTCATATTTGTTTTTTTATTAATCAATATTTAGAAAAATTCATGCAAATAGTAAAGCTACACCTTGTCTTTTTGTATATTTTGTCAAGCTATTGGTTTACTTTTTTCATTATTCTTATACCCACAGTATAAATTTGTAACAAATAAAGTTTAATAATGTTACAATATGCGCAGTATAACTTCTTAATTTGGCACTATTTTAATACCGACTTCGTCATAAAATATTGCTTATGTCGGAAATATTCCGAATTATTATCATTACTTTTACATTATTTAAAATAAATTAATTTGATTTATATTTTGATTTTTAACTATATTTTTTGCAGTATTATAAATTGTTAATCCTGCTTCATAATCAACAAGGTTTCTACCAATCTTTAATAAACTTTGTTCTCCTTTATAGCTTGTTAAATCAATTTTATGAAATAAACAAAGTCTATTTAATTCATCTATTCCTGCACCTATTTGTATTCTTCTATCTCCTAAATCTAAAGGCAAATTAAAATTAGTCCAATATAAATGTCTGCCTCTTTTTTTTGCCGGAATTAATGGTTCATAAAATGGTATGACATTTTCAACTACATATTTACCAGTTTTATAATAATGTTGTAAAAACAATATTTCTTCATATAATTTCATATCTGGATAAATAGCTTCAGTAGTTGTATCGTAATTTGAACTATTCCAATATCTTGCTCTTGAATGACTTGGGCAAGGTGGACTAGTCCATATAAAATCAAATTCTTTAAAATGGTCAAGTAAATATTGGTGTGCATCTGCAACAATTACTTTATCATTAGGGAATCTTTCTTGATACATTCTAGCAAGTTCCTGGTCAAGTTCTACTGCAGTAACTTCGCAATTATCCCATAATAAACGATTGCCTCCAAGACAAGCATATAAATTTAATACTCTCATAATAATTCTTTAAATTCCATTCTTTCTCCTATAAATTGGAATGGTATGTTTTTTAAACTTCCGTGTCTGTTTTTAGCTATTTTAACTATACATTTACCTTCTGCATTATGTGTCATACCATCAACTTCTATTTCTCTTATTCCGTAGGTCTCAGGTCTCATTAAAAAGATAACTGAATCAGCATCTTGTTCTATGCCACCGCTTTCTCTAAGGTCTGAAAGTTGTGGCATCTTATCGTTACGACTTTCAACTGCTCTACTTAATTGACTTAATGCAAGTACTGGTATATTTAATTCCTTTGCTATTATTTTACATCCTCGACTAATTTCTGCTATCTCACTTTCTCTGTTACCCTTTCTGTCTACTCCGCTCATAAGTTGCAGATAATCAATACATAAGAACTCGATTTGATATTTTCTTTTTAATATTGCTGCCTTGCTTCTTAGGTCTCTAATATTTAAACTTGGTGTGTCATCAATGTATAATTTTGCTTTTTGTAACCTATCCTCTGAAGCCATTAACATAAACTTATGTGCTTCTGTAAGTTTATTAGTCCTTAGTAAATGATGTGCAATACCTGAATCCAAACTTATTAACCTGTTAACTAATTGTTCCCCACTCATTTCTAAACTAAATATTCCTACTGGCTTGTCTTGTTTTAAAACATTTAGGATTGCATTTAACATAAAAGCAGTCTTACCTTGTGCAGGTCTTGCTGCTAAGATTACTAAATCAGGATTAACCCATCCACTAATATATCTATTTAAACTCTGCCATCCTGTATCTATTCCTATTTGACCGTTCTCAATTACTGCATCCCTTTCTTTAGCTAGGCTCATAATATAGTGCGCCATCCCTTTCTCACTATTCTTATAAATACTTTCTTGAGCATTTAAAATCTTAGTTGAAGCATTATTTAAATGGTTCTCAATCTCGCCTACATAAGAATCATTAATTAATTCCTGACCTATTGTAATTCCTTTCCTTTGAAGATAACATTGCTGCAGGATTAATATCCAATCATTCATTGAACTGCTGCCGGTTACATTATTAGTTAACTTTACAATCTCATAAGCACCGCCAACCAAATCCATTTCTTTTTTATTTGTCAAGTAATTTGATACAGTTACTATATCAATAGCACTCATTTTATCATACAATCCCTGTATCGCTTTAAATATTAGTTGATTTTTAGTTTGATAAAAGAATTCACTTGTAATTTTTCCTATATATGTATGAACTGAATTTTGTTCAATTAATAGTACCCCTAAAATCCTATCTTCGACATCTTTATTATTTGGTGGTTGTTTAGCCATTTTAAGCCTGTTTTTTAATGATTTAATGCCTTCCTTATAGATTCCCTTAAAATTTAATTATAATCTAAATTTACTACCTTAAAATGCTTTTAAATGCTATTAATAGTATTCTATGGATTAAAAATGTATTAAAGAACTATTTTTGTTAAAAAATCCCCTTTATTTATTTCTTTACTTTCTTTCTTTGCATAAGCCTCCCCATTAGGGAGGGTAATAGCCCCCCCATTTTTCCAACGTAAAGCTGCTCCAATTTTACCTTTATCGCTTAGTTTTTTTCTTAATCCTAAATGGTCATTTAACCTCCTAGAAAAGAAACCATCTTCGGCTATTGTAAATAGATTAAATTGCTCAATAACTGCCTTTACTTTTACTTCGCTTGTCTGCATCTGCATTGCTAATACTGGAGTAATATTTAAGGGTAAAATCCCACCTGCCTGTGCTAAGTTCTCAACTAAAAACCAATAAATACCATAACCCTCCATACCTAACTGCTGCCTTAAAAATAAGATTTTAACATCATTTGCCGAATTATAATCGTGGCTAAAGTAATAAGATTTATTCATTTATTTTTATTTTACGTTTGTTATCCTCAAATGTTATTTCTATTAGCCCTGTATCTTTTAATTCGTTTATCCAGTTGTTAACTGTCATAGTTGATACTTCAAAAGCATCTGCATAATAGGCATTTGATTTATTTAACCTTTTTGTATGCTCAAGGTAAATATAAAAAATCTTTGCTGAATTATTTATTCTGTATTCTAAAATATCTTTTTTAATGTTAATCATAAGTTAAATTTAAGGGGAGGCAATTAACCTCCCCAAGTTAATTAATTAATTTCTGTGTAAATTTTTCTTGCTTCTCTTTTGTTTAATACGTAAAATTCTCCGTACTTAATAGTCCTTCCAAATTTATTGGTATGTTTAATAAAATCGCATATGATATTTACTCCCATTTTTCGCAGATTAGTTATCCTGGCAGTTGGGTTTAAAATACCGTTCATTACAAGGTTTAAACTTGTTTGTCTTTTTTCAGTTAGAAGCAAATTTAATACCTCTGCATTCTGATTTGTTGGTGTTGTCATTTTTTATGGTTTAAAGTGGTTTACAAGGTGTATGATACTAGAATGATGCATTTTTAATTTTCTTCCAATATCCGTTAAAATAAATCCATTTTCTCTAGCTGCTTTTGAAAATTCTACCCTACGCTTAACAGTTTCATATTTACGATTGTTCTCTGTTAATTGTTCGTAAGTTATATTATTTTCTTTTAAGTAATTAATTGTCCAATAGTCTAAGTCGTTTTTACCTTTAACAAATACCTTTTTTTCTTTCTCAATTACCTTTACTTTTACTCTCTCTAAAGGGTATCGTTCAAATAATAAAGCAATTTTTTCTAAATCATAATTACTGCAACTTGTATAAATTTGGATGTATTTTAAAATTGTCTTTAGATTATCTGTCATTCGTTAATTGATTATAAAGATTATTCATATATTCTCCTGCTTGATTAATTTTAGATAAAAGTAATTGCATATCTTCAATATTAGCCTCAATTCTAAAAATAAACATTTTTAAATTATCTGCAATCTCAGGGCAATAAGAAACAAAATCACAAAACTCACTTTCAGTTATCATCATATCGCTTTGACATTGCCAATAGTACTGTTTATAGTTTTTCTTAAAATACTCCTGACCTTCAATTAAGCCATTGTTAATGTGATTCGTATAATTGTAAGGACATTTAACCTGGATGATTCCACCACCTTCTATTAAGCCATCAGGTGTGCCACCGTACAATCCATTAATCATTTCTATATAACCGCCTGACTTTACAGTTGTGCCTGTCTTACCTTCGTAAAATTTAATAGCTTCGTTCTCTAATTCTAATCCGTGATTAGTTGCGTTACTTGTAAATTCACGTTGCACTCCTGTAAGCCTTTCAGCTAGTTTAGAAGTTAAATACTCCTTAGTGGTTGCTGATAAATTGCCGGCTTCTGACTTTAATTTAGGTTCAGTCATTAGATTGTAGATGGTTGAACTTGTGATTTTACCCATCCTTTGAGTAAACCATTCTGTGCTATATTGTTCTATCATTATTTCATTGCTTTTATGGTTAGTAAATCTTTGTCTCTTAAAACTAAGTGCGCTTTTGCTTTTTCGAATACATCCCTTTCGCCTTCGTTATACCTAGCTACTAAAGAAATCATTTGGTGGTCAGTCATAAAAGGTTTTTCTTCTTTAAGGTAATTATTAGTTGCATCCGCATCTTTAGCATCATCAATAAGGAATAAACCATTAAGGGCATACTTTCTTGCATAGCTAGATGATGCACCAAATGATTGTCCTAAATCCATACCTTTACGATTTGGTTCTATGCCGGCACAAGCAGTAGTATAATAGTTTTCTATACCATCGGTAAATACTATTCTACTTTCGCAGTAAATAATTCCGCCTGCTTCCTTAATTGAATCGCTAATAATTAGCTTACAATTATACTTAAAAAGTAAAGGTTTAACAGCCTCGAGTATATCCTCGCAGCTTCTGTACTTGTACTTACCAAACGCATTCGTTTGATTCTTAGGTGCTTTTAGTTCGTTTTGAATTTTGATTAAATTACTCATATTAGATTGATTAAATAGTTACAAGATTGGGTTAATTTAGTTTTAAATTCTTCTTTAGAAACTTCCTGATAATCTTTATCTAAAGTTAACTTAGCTATATGTTCAGGAAATCTGCCAATTAATATATCTCTGCCACCCCAGTTAGATATACATAAATCATCTTTTAAAATAGCAAAATAAGAGTCTTGAATTACACCATTGTTTAATTTAAAGTATAATGGAAGGTTAACTTCTATTTCTTCTGTTGATTCGATTTTAAATTTCATAATTAAAAGTTTAAAAGGTTATCGGCTAATAATGCGCCTATAATAAGGATTGAGATTAGGATTGCGTCTTTAATTTCTTGGTGTGTCATAGTTTTGTTTTATTAATGAATAAATGTAATTAATCCAGTTGTTAAAATCACTTGGAGGATTTGGTGGTTGTACTGTTTTCATTTAAATTAGAATAAATTGTTAAACAAAATTGTGGATAGCTAAAGTTCTTTTCAACTTTAGTAATTTTACTAAATTCTTTTTGAAGCAAGGTTTCATTTGCGCCCATAAAGTTATATACACTTTCGAGCAATTTTAATTCAGATGGTTTCATTTGTTTTTAGTTTTAATTGTTATTTGATAAATCAAAGATAAAAAGAATATTCCATACTACCAAATAAATTTTAAAGTATTTTTTAAATTAATTTATATTATATATATATAATAATTATAATAACTATTGATTTTATTGGGTTTCAAGCATAAAAAAACCCACCCTAAAAAGGGCAGGTTTAAACCAAAACTAAAAAACAAACTATCTTTTTGTGCGCTCGTATTCAATTAGCTTATCAGCAAACATATCTACGAATAACTCATTATACTTTAATTTTTCTAAGTTCATAGCATTTAATATATGGTGTATTAATTCGTGATAGAATATCTGTTCCTTACTTCTTTTATTTACTTTCTTACCGCCATACTCATCACATAGCGTTATAATGTTTAAAGTAAAGTCAGCCTCTCCCATACATTTATTGTCTTTGCAATAATCATTGTCAATTATTACTTCAATGGTCTTACCATTTAATTTAAATTTTTCAGGTATTAATATTGAGCCGTTCATCCTTTATAAATTATTCCGTTATAATAACATTCCCCATTT